GAAAAACACGCTTTTAGAGATGAAACTAAACAAAGTTTATTCAATTTAGTTAAAATATACGAACAAATAGATCATAATGAAGATTTAAATAATAAACTTAAGGTTACTCAAGGTAATTTTCAATGGGAAAGAGGTGATAGAGATAGTAAGGTTATATTTGTTCCTAACAACAATGGAAGATTTTTTGTGTCATGGGTTCCACCTAAGCACTTACAAAACAATGTGATAATAAAGGATGGGAGAAAATATCCTGGGAATAAACATTTGGGAGCTTTTGGTTGTGATAGTTACGATATATCCGGAACGGTAGATGGTAAGGGATCTAATGGATCTCTACATGGATTAACTAAATTCACCATGGAAGATTGTCCTCCGAATCACTTTTTCTTAGAGTATATATCTAGACCTCCTACTGCAGAAATATTTTTCGAAGATATGATCATGGCAATTCATTTTTATGGAATGCCTATATTAGCTGAGAATAATAAACCAAGATTACTTTATACCATGCTTAGAAGAGGATATAGAGGATTTTCTATTAATAGACCTGACAAAGTTTGGAACAGGTTGTCAGTTGCTGAAAAAGAAATAGGTGGAGTACCTAATTCTAGTGAAGATATGAAACAATCTCACGCGGCGGCAATTGAATATTATATAGATGCTTATGTAGGAATAGATGATGGAGTATATGGAGACATGTATCATCAGCGCACACTCGAAGATTGGGCACAGTTTGATATAAATAATAGAACTAAATACGATGCTTCTATAAGTTCTGGTTTAGCTATAATGGCGTGTATGAAACATAAATATAAACCTACAAATAAAAGAACAGTTAAGCGTATTGATTTAGGGATACAAAAATATAATAACGAAGGACAGATTTCACAAATAATAAAATAAATGCAAGTTGCAACAAATACTTATAGTGCTTTTCCCGATCAGGTGGTACCTGACGACGTAAAAGAAAGCTGGGATTATGGCAGACAAGTAGCTAAGGCTATAGAAGGAGATTGGTTTAGTGGTACACGAACTGGAGTAGAAAATCGTTTTAATAGTAATTTTAATAATTTTAGATTACGAAGATTATACGCAAGGGCTGAACAACCGGTGCAAAAATATAAAGATGAACTAGCTATAAATGGAGATTTATCTTATCTTAATTTAGATTGGAAACCTGTACCTATTATACCAAAATTCGTAGATATAGTAGTAAATGGTATGGATGAAAAGATTTATGATATCAAAGCTTTTGCCCAAGATCCATTTTCATTAAAGAAAAGAACTAAATATGCACAGGACATTTTAAGAGATATTCAAGCAAAAGAGTTTTTACAAAATGTACAAAAGAATTTAAATCTAAATTTATGGAATAGTGACAATCCAGAAGAACTGCCTGAAAATCAAGAAGAATTAGATTTACATATGCAGTTAAGTTACAAACAGTCTTGTGAAATAGCAGCAGAAGAAGGTATTAATAACACTCTGGAAAGAAATAAATATGATCTAACACGAAGACGAACATTAAAAGATTTAGTTGAAATAGGAATTGGAGCTAATAAAACTAGTTGGAATGAAGCAGAAGGAGTAAAAGCTGAATATGTCGACCCTGCTCATATGGTATGGTCTTATACAGAAGATCCGAATTTTGAAGATTTATGGTATGTAGGAGAAGTTAAAGCAATTACATTATCGGATATTAAAAAACAATTTCCTCATTTAACTGATCATGATTTAGAAAGAATACAACAATACCCCAGCAATAGTAATTATCTTTATAATTGGTACGGAAGAAGAGATGGTAATAGTATATATGTTCTTTATTTCGAATACAAAACTTATAGCGATCAAGTATGGAAGATAAAGAAAACTGCTACAGGATTAGAAAAAGCTTTAGAAAAACCTGACACTTTTAATCCACCAGAGAATGATAATTTTGAAAGAGTATCTAGGTCAATAGAGGTATTATATAGTGGAGCTAAAATATTAGGTCATGACGAATTATTAAGATGGGAGATGTCTCGTAATATGACGCGTCCTAAATCTAATTTAGTTAAAGTAAAAATGAATTACAATATCTGTGCTCCTGAAATGTATCATGGAAGAATCGAGTCTTTAGTTGGAAGAATGATTGGGTTTGCAGATATGATCCAACTAACTCATTTAAAGATTCAACAAGTGCTGTCTAGGGTTGTCCCTGATGGCGTCTATTTGGACGTAGATGGATTAGCAGAGGTAGACTTAGGTAATGGCACTAAATACAATCCTAGAGAGGCTTTAAATATGTACTTCCAAACGGGTAGTATTGTTGGTAGATCCATGACTCAAGATGGAGATCAAAACCTTGGGAAAGTTCCTATACAAGAACTCCAAAGTTCTAGTGGAGGTCAAAAAATTCAAGCATTAATACAGACTTATCAGTATTATTTACAAATGATAAGAGATGTGACGGGGTTAAACGAGGCAAGAGATGGAAGTTTACCTAATTCTGATTCATTAGTAGGATTACAAAAATTAGCTGCAGCAAATTCTAATGTAGCTACCAAGCATATTTTAAACGCGTCTTTATATTTAATTTTAAGAACATGTGAAAATATTGTTTTAAGATTAGCTGATTCAGTGGAATATGATTTAACTAATGAAGCTTTAAAGAATAGCATAAGTACTTACAACGTAGGAACTTTAGAAGATTTTTGGAATTTACATTTGTATGATTTTGGAATATTCATGGAATTAGTTCCAGATGAAGAAGAGAAAATACAATTAGAAGCTAATATACAGATGTCTTTACAACAACAGACTATTAGTTTAGCTGACGCAATTGATATAAGGCAAATTAAAAATCTTAAATTAGCTAATCAAATGATTAAGCTAAAACAGAAAGAAGCTGCGAAAGCTGCTCAAGAAGCTTCAATGGCTAATATTCAAGCCCAAGCTCAAGCAAATGCAGAACAAGCAGAAGCAGCAGCTATGAATGAGGTTCAAAAACAGCAAGCTTTGGCTGACACTGAACTAAAGGTTGAAAAAGGAAAATCTAGTTTTGAAATAGAAAGAATGCAAGTGGAATCCCAAATCAAAAGAGAATTAATGGAATTAGAGTTTAATTATAATAGTCAATTAGCTCAACAAAAACTAAATGTAGAAACTAAAAACCAAGAAGCAAAAAATATTAGAGATAAAGAGAGAGAAGAGTTAATTGAAAAAAGAAAAGACAAGAGAACACAAATCCAAGGCACCCAACAAAGTGCAATGATAAATCAGAAACAAAACGATTTATTACCTATAGATTTTGAAAGCCAAGACTTAAACAGTCCTACGCCTGAAATCTAAAATTATTTATATTATATTATTATATTATGGCTACAAAAGAAAAACAAAAAGATGTACCTACAGAAGGAACATTTAAAATGAAAAAGAAAGCAAAAAATTTAGGGAAAAAAACTCCTACTGTTACAAAGGTTGATTTAACCCCACAAAAAGAAGAAATAAATACTGCTGTACAACCCGTTAGCGAACAGAGCAAAGAAAAGAAAACGGAAGCCAAGGTGGAATTGCAGCAAGTGGAAAAACCACACGCTGAAAAACCTGATACTACCGAAAAGAGTAAAGAAGAAGTAACGGTAATTCAAGAAGTTAAAAATACCCCAGTTGAAAAAGAAATTAAACAACCACCTCCAACTACGCCGATAATTAATATGCCTGAAAACATTCAAAAACTAGTGAGTTTTATGAATGAGACAGGGGGTAATATAAAAGATTATGTTAATCTAAATACTAGTTATGAGGAAATCGGAGATGATGTAGTGGTAAAAGAATATTATAAACGCACAAAACCCCATTTAAATGATGAAGAAGTTAATTTTATGATGGAAGATAAGTTTGCTTTTGATGAGGATATAGATGAGGAAAGATTTGTTAAAAAACAACAACTAGCGTTTAAAGAAGAAATTGCGAAAGCTCGAGGCTTTTTAAATAACATGAAGGACAAATATTACGAGGAGCTCAAGTTGAGACCTTCTGTCACTAATGAACAAAAAAAAGCAACTGAATTTTTCAATAGATATAATCAAGAACAATCAGAGATTGCATCACGCAGAGACGTGTTTGTACAAAGTACACAAAACTATTTCGAAAACGATTTTGAAGGTTTCAATTTTGAAGTTGGAGAAAAAAAGTTTAAGTACAAAGTTTCAAACCCTTTTGAGATAGCTAATAAACAAACTGATATTTCAAAATTTGTTAATTCATTTATGGATGACAAAGGAAATATATCAGATTACCAAGGCTATCACAAAGCTATGTATGCTGCAAGAAACGCTGATACTATTGCTCAACACTTTTATGACCAAGGAAAAGCTGACGCTACCAAGGACATTATGAAAAAATCCAAAAATATAGATACAACTCCGCGCTCGGGTGATCAAGGAGAACTCTTACCAAATGGATGGAAAGTTAGAGCATTAAGTGACGGTGTAGATAGTACTAGATTAAAAATTAAAAAGAAAACTAAAAATTAAAAATTATGGCCTTAGTACCAGGCGGGAGTTTTCCCGCATCAATCGTACCAGCTCAAGATAGGGTAACAATACAAGACAACTACATTGATTTTCAAGCGGGAGCTTTTAATCAATGGGCTCAACAGTATTTACCTGAGTTGTATGAACAAGAAGTAGAAAGATATGGTAACAGAACGTTATCAGGATTCTTAAGAATGGTTGGAGCAGAAATGCCAATGACCTCAGATCAAGTAATCTGGTCTGAACAAAATAGATTACACATAGCATACCAAACTACTACAGTAACAGTACCTGGAGTTTATCCACAAATTCAAGTAGTTATTACATTACCGGCTGCAAATCCAGCTGGAGCAGTAAGAGTTGGTAGTACTATTTTATTAGCGGATAACGCAACTGGATTAACTACAATTAAAGCTTTAGTTACCGGTGTAGCGGGTGGAACACTAAACACTTTAACTTGTACAGTATATGGAACTGCAGCAGCAATACCAGCAGCAATAACAGCTGGAACATGTAATATGTTTGTATATGGTTCTGAATTTCCAAAAGGAAGTAATGGTATGAATGATGCTATTGAACCAGCTGTGCAAACTTACACTAACTCTCCAATTATCCTTAAAGATAATTATGAATTAAGTGGTTCTGATGCTGCTCAAATTGGTTGGATCGAAGTCGCTACAGAAGATGGAACTTCAGGATACTTATGGTATCTTAAAGCTGAATCTGAAACTAGATTGAGATTTGAAGACTATATGGAAATGGCGATGGTTGAAGGTGAATTAATGAATTCTCCTGCAGGAGCACAAACGTTTGGAGGTAACTTTGGACCAGCTGGTGCAGCAACTGTAGATATCAAAGGAACAGAAGGTTTATTTGCAGCTATACAACAAAGAGGAAATGTATTCTCTGGATTTGCTGGTGCTGCTGGACCTGGTTCTGGTGCTTTAGCTGACTTTGATGCTATATTACAAAACCTTGACAAACAGGGTGCTATTGAAGAAAACATGCTTTTCTTAAGTAGACAAACTGCTCTTGATTTTGATGATATGATAG